GCCTTGCCGACTTCGCCCAGGTCGTCCGGGTTGTCGTTCGAGATGTTCGGCTCTTCGTCAGCGTCCAGATCCTGCCAGTAGCTGATTTCCGAGGTGCCTTGGCCGTTCTGCGCGATGGCGTCCAGTTCAGGCGATTTGACGATGATCCCTGAGTCAAAGACCGCGGTCTTTTCAGGGGAGTTGACCGGCGCGATAGTGCCGTAATAGTCGGCGACAAAGATGTCCGCCAGTTGGGTCGTTGCCATGGATTAGGTTCCTTTGGTGGCCAAGAGTTTTTTGAACGCATCGGGGTTGTCCCGGGCCAGCGCCGCGCGCTCGGACTCCGTGTATTCGCCCCACTTCTTCGTGGCCTTGCCACCGTTGTCGCCGGTCTGCCCGGCACCCTGAGCCCTTGGCCAGAGGTGTGTTGCTGTTTCACGCAGTGATTCCGCCCATTCGAGCGGGGACAGAGGCGTCTTGCCGTCCTTGCCGTAGATGACCTCGCCATCACGGTCGGTGGCGATCGCCTCGCCGTCGTCACTGAGTTTGAAGGTGCCCTTGGCGCGCAGGATGATGTCCTCGGCAGCCTCGGGTAGCGCGCCGGCCTTGATCGCGGCAGCACGGATGGAATCAGCCAGCACTTTGTCGCTGTAGCGCGCGGCGAAGGCCTCTGCCTTGTCCGCGCGAGCCTTCTCCGCAGCCAACTGCTTGTCGTAGTCGCCGCGCAGGCGTTCAGTGCGGCGGGTGATGACTTCGTCCAGCTTGCCCTCGGCAATCAGCTTGGTCTCTTCATCCTGGCCGACTTTGGCGAGTAGGCCTTTCACCGCGTTGATATCCAGGCCTTCGAACTGGGTTTTGAAACTGTCCAGTTCGGTGGTGGAGGTCTTGAGCTTGCCAAGCAGCTCGGAGTTCTTGTTCTTGAGCCCGGCGGTAGCGGCTTCAACAGCTACTGCGATGGCGTCTTTTACCGCCTGGTCATCAAGATCAATCTGGTTTTCGTCTGCCACTTGGTGCACCCCTTGGGTTTGATTTCCCGCTTTGCGGGCATAAAAAAACCCCGGCATGGCCGAGGTTGAATGTTGCAGATCTGCCTAGCTATTTAGGCAGGTGCTCAAGGATTTTAGGTAGGTTCTGAATGAGTGGCGCTAGATACTGCTGGACGATCCACCACGCCCCTCCAACTATTGTGATCATGACTCCGACCGCCACGACTGCCGCGAATCCTTTGGTCAACATATCGGACTCGATGCGGGCAATCCTTGTCTCTATCTTCCCCATAGAGACCTTGATCTCTGTCACGTCGCGTTCAAGGTTAGCCAGCCGAGCACCCATATTCCCTCCAGACTCATTGTCTGCGTAAGCCGCGCCGTCGAATTCCTCAGAAACTTCACGCTGCACGCGGTCTATGCGCTCTATTGTTTCGCGCGTAAGCCCACGAATACGGTCGATCTCATCCTCTAGCTCTAGCGATGTCTCGTGGAGCTCTGGAGCATCCTGAGGGCCATCACTAGAACCTTGTCTTGGGCCAGTTTTCCTTGCCATAGCTCTTCCACACCAAGGAGTCACCGCTCAAGACCTGGAAGCGCGGGATTGATAACCAAGCTTAGGCGGCGGAGCTATTCTGTCCAGCGTTCTCCGGAATAGCCGACGACTCGCAGTCCTCGCATCAGCAGGTAGTCAACGAATTGCGTCCTGCTTTCCACCCATAGCGGCGGATGGTTGCGGTGGTCAGCCGTGCTACGCGTCAGCGGCACCCGTTTCTTGCCGTCGAACGAATGTGTGGGGGCCTGCAACTCAATCCCCTGATCAGCAGCGTAGAGCTCGATGGCAAGCATGGTTTGCCCGTGCCGGATGCCGTAGGGGATCAGCGTCTTGCTAAGGAACTCCCCAGCGATCACGATTTCGTTGCGTGGCCAGGCCAACGGCTGGCGGTGCGATGCAGGTCTGCCTTTCCATTGCATCGCGCCCATGGCACGAGCAGCCTTCAGCAGGTACTCGACCCGGGAAGCTTCATCCAAAGGCACAGGAAACTCGTAGTAGTCGCCGTGAAACCGCAGCGCTTCCGTGTCGGCGTAGCTGTTCGCCTCGGGATTGTCGCCCTTACCGTGCTCGACGATGATCATGGCGCGCCCTGGTGGGATGAGCGGTCAGTTTACACCGGCACGCTTGAACATTTCCGGCTCGATCTCTTTCAGTTCGGCCAAGGTCAACGGTTTGAATGATTTGTTGAGCTGCAGCTTTGCGAACTTCTCGGGTGAAAGTCCCCCATTGCGGAACAGCTTTCCACGTACGGGGCCCAGCGCCGCATCCTGAAAGCTGGCTGGCTGAGTTGCCAACCAAGTGTAGTAAGTCAGTGAGGCGTCTACCTGCCCGCCTCCGTCATCACCGATCGACGCGCGCGTAGCGCCATCGGAGTAGAAGTCATCGAGCCTGGTCACCGCCGTCGTGGTCGATCGGCAGTTGATGTGCGCCGGCGGCAGCGGCCCCTTGCCGACTTTGAAGACCCGGCCGTCGAGGCCCTTGCACTGCTGCGAGGTCTTTCGATCCAGCGTCGATACCCAGCGGTAGCCTTGAACGACATCAGGGTTCGCCTTCAGCGTTTCCATCCGCGCCGTCGTGGCCACATGCTGGATTGCAGTTTGCACCACCGATGCCGCGTTGCGGTTGCTGATTGCCAGAACTCCGTCAGTGAAGTTCTGCGCGGCGGTACCGCGAACAGCCTGGATGATTTGTGCGTTCGTCTGGCCCTGGCCGAAGCCGAGCCTGATCGTATTGGTAACCCGCATCGTCTCGGCGCGTGTCCAGCCGCTGAGGAATGGCTTCAGCAGCTTACCGCCGTCAAGGCCAGTCACTTGCAGCGGATAGGAGAACACTGCAGCGCGGATGACAGCATTGCTCGGCACCACAGCATCAATAGAAAACGCATGATTCAGGCTGCTGGCCTCAAACGTCGACTCATAGAGCGCGATGTCGACGAGGTCAGCCTGAACCACATCGGCGTAGGCCTTGTAGATGTCCAACAACTTGCCATCGACGCGCGCCAGAAACTCTTCCAGGCGCTGACGGCTGTAGGTCGTCAGCTCCTTGCGGGTGAGTTGGTCGCGAACCAGCGTGTCGATCTGGCGCAGGTACTTCTCGAATTTCTTGACCTCGCCGGCCTTAAGCCGCTCGATCATCACCGAGTGCCGGGTCGTCTGTTCCAGCAGCTGCCCGTCCTGATCCAGCGGTACCGTCGCCATTGTCTTTGTCCAGGTTGATGCCAGCGGACTCACGTTCGTCGCTGATCAGTTCCGACTCGTCGTCGTAGCCCCGTTCGGGCAGCTTGCCGGTGGTAAGGTACAGCCAGTAGGTGTCGGCGCTAACGGTGCCGGCCATCACGGCCTTTTGCAGCTCCGCCAGCACCTGAGGATCGACAACTGGCGTGATGAACTCAGGCTTGACCGTGAACGTCACATCGTCCGGGTTGTAACCGGTCCATTCAGCCGCATACCGCAGGCCTTGCTCGATCGCTTCTGCGACGGACATGACGATGCTGTGCAGCGTGGCGTGCTGGTCGTTTTGGCGGGTCTTCCGGGCTTCCCCCGACTCGGTACCGCCGGTGGCGTCCATGACCTTGGCACCAGCTTCAAGCGCAGCGCTCTTCTGGTCACTCATCGCCGTGCGAACAGCCTCGATTCCCGCGCCCTGGAATTCCAGATAGCCGCATGAACCGCTAGGGCCCAAATCCCATGCCGCAGATGGGCCGGTGACGGTCAGCTCAACCTTCTCGTCCAGGCCGGCAACCCACGGTTGCGGGTGGCTGGTCTGGTGCAGCGCGGTGAAGTAGTCCGCACTCAGCTGATAGGACTTCACGGCGGCGCGCGCCATTGTCAGCAGCGGGACTTCGTCGACGTCCGGGGAGTTGTCGGTAGAGCCGCAGTAGATGACCGGCAGGTAGCCAAGGCCACGCACCAGCTGATTATTGTTGCCGATCGTGCCGAGTGGTCGCTCGTCCTCGATCAGTTCCCCGCCCTCGTCGCGCACGGCCGTGTAGCAGACGTTATCGACCATGTAGAACTCACGGTAGACCGTCACGCACTCATGACTGTAACGATCCTCTACCTTTCGCCGGAACTCGCGGAACACAGCCAGCACTAGGTCCTGCCGACCGCCTTGGTCAGCCGTATCCCAGTTGATCGCGTTGCGTGTGGCATAGGTAGAGAAATACGGCTTGCCACTGTCGTCGACGTTCACCACCAGCGGGATGCGCCCGTGGGAAACGGTCTGGCGCACCATGCGCAAGAACAGCTGCTTGAGGTCGAAGCCGTCAGCAGTGGCGTTATCTTCCAGATCCTTGAGCCCAGACGGGAGGCTAATCTCAGGGATGAGCCGGGAGACCAAGCCCATCATCGAGCGCAGAGAGTCCCGCACCCAGTGCTCGTACTGAGCCCGGTCGCGGTAGTTTCTGTAGAGGTAGGCGTTCCCTGCCGCATCGATCTTCTCCGCCTCAACCATGCCAGATGGCTTGGGCAGATACTTCGCGCTGCGATTGATCGCGCATTCGCCTTCGAGCGCGTCGTCCATCATCTGCCACTCAGGCAGGTGTACGTCGTACTCTGGATTTGTCGATTGAACAGGCATCAGGCAAGGCCTCCTATACGGCGCAGGCCGGATGTTTGTGTCTTAATCGGGTATCGCTTGGCGATGAAGTAGCCGGCCGCGTCGTTCATGTGGTCGTGACCCTTCTTCGGATCTTTGTCCGGCTCACCTCTGTCGGTGTAAGTCTGGCGCTCTAGGCACTGGGTGAACTGCGGGCATTGGTCGATGTTCACCTTCAGCCGGCGCTCGCCGTAGGTGTTCAGGAACATGGCGTTCATTGAGTTGACTCGGTCCTTCACGCCTGGGTTAGTCGAATCGACCACCACGGTGAAGCCTGCTTTCTTGAGCAACGACAGATCGGACTCGCTGGCGTTCTTGCTGCTAGTGTTCTGGCCGCTGGCATCTGGATAGACAGCGATCTCATGCCCGGGAAAACGCGCTTTGATCTTCTCGATCATCTCTGGCGTGTCGCGGACCTTGTGGAACTCATCCAGCGCGAGGGGCAAACCGTCCCGCACGACGAAGACGACCGAGCTCATCTTCATGACGTTGAAGTCCATGCCGATGTGCAGCGCTTCGCCGGGCTTTATGCGCTCAGTGGTGGCGCACTCTGAGCGGCTGAACGTGTAGTAGACGACCCCGGCGTAGTTCTCGAAGCTGGCCCCGTACTCTTGGCGGAAGGTCCGAGGGTCCATCTTGCGGCTTGCAGCTTCGAGCTCTTCGGTTGGTACGTTCCCGCCCTGCAGCGAGGTGTATTGCCAGCTCTTGTGATCCGGCTCGCCGCCTTCCTGACCGTCCAGGTAGGTGTCGTAGCAGTGGTTGAAGCCTTTGGGCGTGCCGATCCGCAGCGCGTGGCCGCCTTTACGGAACTCGCCGCCCGGCAGTGTGTACTGACATGTCGAGAGCATCGGACGCAGGACTTCTTCCCAGGCAGCCCACGGACAATCTGCCCATTCATCCACCAGGACGAAGAACAGACCAGAGCCGCGTAGGTTGTCGTAATTGTCGAGTCCGACAACACGCATGACGTGGCCAGACTTGAGGGTGATGGAGCACTCCGTCTCATTTGGACGGTGCGCGCGCCATGCTTCTGGGATCGCCTGCTTGAGCCGACGCCAGAAGACGCGCTTTGCCTGCTTGAAGGTCGGCGCGCCATACCAGATCTCGTCCTCGATGCTTACGCCCCACTCCGCAGCCAGTCGGGCCGCGCGGCGCATCTCTGCTTTCCCAAGGAACGTCTTACCGAACCGGCGACCAC